CTCTATCTGCAAGTCCAATTATTTGTGTATGTACTGGACCTGTAGCCGGTAGTAATTCTTTGTAAGCTTGTGCTTGAAATTGTGTAACTGCTTCAGCAAGCACTGGGTGAGTTGCACCACTTGCTCCTTGAAACGGTTGTGTTGGATTTTCGTATTTAAAACCTAAAAGGTCTAGACCTTTTGTGTAACTATCTTCCCAATCTTTTCTAGAAGATTTGTATTGTTCATAATTTGCTGAAAGATCAGATCCTAGTTTACCTAAAATATCTTCAGGCAATAATTCTGCTAAGTTATCAAAATGTGATTCTGTTCCAGGTTGGTTAACTGCTTCAGGATCAAAATTAATTGTTGCACTACCATCTTCTTCTGTAGTTACTTGTACATCATCAGGGCCAACTTGTTCCTCAGTTGTTTGTGATTTTTCAACTGCGATTTCTTCTTCGCTAGGTACTTTAATTTCAGTCTCTACGTTTGGTAGGGCTTTGTCTATATCTGCCATTTATATTCTCCGAGTTCTTAATTGTTGTAGCTTGTTTTAACGGAACATTCAACCCTTGTGAGTCTGGTCCTTTAAGTGGTGGAATTTCTTTCCACTTCACGTGTGGTAAATTTATCACAAGTGTTTTATTCTTCACTAAAAAACCCCCGTTTGTTTCTGTAATCATCAAAAGTTTCATAACCACTAATACCTAGTGATAATGCTAATCCAGGTAAACCAAATCTACGTGAAACAGTTTTTAATGTACTAGGACTAATTCCAAGTCTCATTGTTTTTGCAATTTGAGGACTTAATCCTGTGCTTACTAATTTATCTGTATAAGGAAGAAAAGAAGCACCTAAATAATTAAGTGGGTCAGTTGCAATTTCTCCTAATGAGTCTCCTTCTGCTATTTGTCCACCAACAAATAATGGTTCGGTTGCAAGTAAACCTAATGGTGTTCCAAGAGTTCCTAAACCTCTTCCTAAACTTTTTAAACCTGTCATAGTTACACCAGATTTTTTTGCACCTAAAGCTTTGTCTCTAAAAGCTTTTAACGACGAAGGTGCTGTTACTGCTGTACCTGCTACAGCTCCAGCTCCTAGTGCTGGTAATTGAGCATCTACTATTGCAGAACTTTCTTGTGGTGTATCATCAATTGGACTTGTTATCATATCGATTAACATATTTTTTTGTTGGTCTTCGTTAGATAAATAAGTTGTTGGGTCATCGTTCATAAATGTTTTAACAGCACCGGCTCCGACAGCACCGACCGCGGCCAAGGCACCAAACCTACCACCACGTTTTGCAATGTTAAGAAAAGATGTTGAAGCATTTTTTAATTTGGTCATTGCAGGACTAGAAGAGTCTGCCTGTTCAAAAACTTGTGCAGCTTTAACTGGATCATTATCAATTGCTGCAGCACAGTCTCCCGGTAAACCTCCACGAGAAAGTAAACTACAAACTGCTAGTTGTTCTTTTTTAGTTAACTTATTTGCAGCCTTAAAAACATTTTTTCTATTTTCTTCAAACATTTTTATTTTTAATTGTGCATCAAAATCATTTGGATCTGCTTTCTTAATATAATCTACAATTTGTCTCTCGGTCATTCCTGGAAATTCATCGAACATGTCAACTGCTAAACGACCACCACCAAATGAAGATGTTTTTTTAGTTACTGGATCCATAAAAGTAAATTGTTTAAAGCCTTGTGACTGACCCGCAAGTTTTGCACCTTTAATATTTATATCTTCTAATTGTTTAACAAGGTCTTTTGGATTTTCGTTTAATAGTCTGTCTCTTTTTTTATAAAGAGCTCTCATTTTTAAATCTATACCACCTTTATCTCCAAGTTTATAATTTATAGAAGCAGGTGCATAACCTATATTAGAACCTGTAATATACTGTGAAAATATATCGTCCATGTGAGATAAATTTGTTTTTTTAGTTCCTTGAAACGGTCCTTCTTTTACACCACCAAATTTTTTTAATGCTTTATTTCTTTTTTTACTTTCAAAAGATTTACCTTTAAAAAACTTTGCTTTTGCTTCTGGTGTTCCAGATCCTGCAATCACTTGAGCTTTTTGAATTTTATCTACTTCTTCTGGAATTTCTAATTTACTTATGTCAAAGAACATTTTACCTTTAACTGTTGTTTTAGGAAAACCAAATTTGTCGGCAAAGCTTGATGCTTGTCTACCTTCACTAACAAAAATATTTTTATTTCTTGCTGCGGTAAACATATCTTCAGCTGTTACAAAACCTTTTGGAGGTTTAAGATCCATATTACGTGCACCACCAGATCTTGTTCTATTTTCAAAAATAGTGTTTAGTTCTTCTTTGGTCCCAAAATAAACTTTTCTAAATTTTGAACTTCCTAAACGTAAATTATATAGATTATCTTCATTAAAAAGTTTAAAAAGTCTAGGATTTGATCTAACTTGTTTGCTAATATTTTTTACTTTAGTAACTACTTGATCAGCCATTAGACCTCCAAGATCTTAGCTAGTCCACCTCTGGCAAAATCCATACCTAATCTTTTTTTAATTTCTATTATTCCATCAGGAAATTGATCTGGATTTTTTAAGACTTGGTTTAGCATTTTAAAATATTCTGTTTTCTCAGGACCAACCATAGTTCTGTCCATTGCAAGTTCTCTAAATAATCTTGAAATATCTTCTGCTTCAATACCATACTCACGGAGTGCTCCGTAACCCATTTGTGTTCCTTCGTCGACAGACTTATTTATGTTTGCAAGTTTTTTTGAAAGACCAAAAGCTTTACCAGCAAGTTTTCCAAATCTTAACCCTACACGTCCACCGTCTGCCATCTCATCTACAAACTTTGCAGTCATTCTATCAAACTTTGGATTGTCAGGTTTTAATCCTGCAGAGTCTGTTACATTTTCTAAAACTCTTTTAGTAAAAATTAAAATTTCTTCATTAGATGCATTAGTAGGTAATGCTTCTGCAATTCTTGGGCCAAAGTATTTTTCAACAAGTAAGATTGGATCTCCACCAATTCCTCCACCGCCTTCAGTAATATATTTTACATCTTCTGCGGATATAATATTGTTTAAATTTGTTTTACCAAATGCAGCTGTGCCTACATCCATTTCATCTTTTTTTAATGCCTCTACTAAAAATTCTCTAGCTGCTGTACGTTTACTTGGTACATCACCTCTATTAGTAACTATGTTTTCAAACTGTCTACCTAATCCAGCTTCTTGTGCTTCTAAATTTCTAATTGTTGTTTCAGCATCTTGAACTGGTGCTGCAATATCATCTGCCCCGCCACGTGAACCTGGAGGTGGTAGATCATCTGTTCGTAAAAATCTATTTTTATTAGGATCGTTTAAACCTATTTTTTCAGCCATAACTGCTAATTCATCATCTGTCTTTTGCATTCTTAAAGCACCTAAACCTTCTGCATCTAAGTTCCTGGTCCCTGTTGCCATGTCCGTGATGTTTGTAACAGGTGCTGGCATATAAAACTCTTTCATCTTGTTAAGATTAGTTAAGAGATTGTTTGCTTGAATATCGTTTAGTTTATCGCCAACCGCAAAACCGACAGCGTTCTTTGCTTCATCGATTGCTTTACTTTGAGATAAGACTCCTAGAGCCTCGGTATTTAAATTTCTGTCTAAGAATGGTTCTACGTTGTCCCCTATACCTAAAAAACTAACATTGGTTCGGGAACCAAGGACATCGGATACATTTCCACCTAATTCTCTGAATGTTTTTATTATTAGATCAATAGTTTGTCTTTTAGCCATAATACTTTACGTGTCCCCGTACAATAGGTTCTTCTTGATAATCTTCAGGATGTCGAACCAAACCACCCTGTCTAATTCTCATAATGGCTTGTGTCGTACTATCCACATAGTCATCATATTCTCCAAATGGGAAAGAGGCACATTCCTCAATGACCTCCTGTGCAAAATGCTCGTGCATAGGCGCCCATATTTTGCCACTTTCAAAAAGCGGTGCAACGGAGTTTAATCTTGTATGCTTATCATTTCCTTTTGACGGTGTAAAGTTAATAACCGGTATATCCATTTGCCTTAGCTCATGAGTCAAAGGCAGTCCTGTGGCTTTGGCCTCAATAATTACCATGTCAGGTTTCCAATCTCTATACTCTTCTAGTGCTACACGCCGGAGTTCTGGAAAGTCATATCTATCTTTAAACGCGTTAAGTAAAATTATGCTTTGTCCATCTGCCTCGGTTGTAAACACTCCCCACGTGGTTATAGCACTATAGTCAGAAGTTGTTTTTTTAGTAAACGCTGTATCATAACTTTGCACGATATAATCTAATGGTGGTGGATATTTATGAGTCCAGTCTCTCCACCAATCTCGTTTTAAGATTGCTCCTTCTTCAGCCGTTGGTTGTTGCATGTATTGTGCTAGCCAGTTAGAAACTGGTATAGATGCTTTGGTCTTAAGTAATTCTTGACTCGTCCAGTATTCAGGCCACACGGGTTTTCCATCAGGGAGCAGGGCTGTGAATTCAACACCCTCCCACTGATCAGATCCTTCTTCTGATTGTGCTTTTAATAATTGACCAGTTATGTC